CGGTGGTGAAGATGTTGTTATTATCTCTGCTGATAAAGACTTTATTCAATTACAAAAGTTTAATAACGTAAAACAATTCTCACCCATTCAAAAGAAAGTAGTAACAGATAAGAATCCAAGAACATACTTGTTTAACCATATTATGAGAGGTGATGTTGGTGATGGTATTCCAAATATACTATCTAAGGATGATACTCTGATAACAGAAGGTTCCAAACAAACACCTTTAAGACAAACAAGAATTGATGATTGGTTAGAAAGAAGTGATAATCTAAAAGATGCTATGCCAGAAGAAGCATATCGTAATTATCAAAGAAATAAAACTCTTATTGATCTTGCTGAAATACCAGAATCAATACAAGAATCAATTATAAATACTTATGATAACCAAAAACTACCAATGAAAATGAAAGTTTTAAATTATTTAATTAAGAAAAGATGTAATAACCTGATTGAATGCGTGGAGGAGTTTTATAATGCGTAGAAAACTAATTTCAGAGGTCTTCCAAGAGGCCGCCAAACTAAATACAAAACAGGCCAAGATTGCTTATTTAAAGCAGAATGATAGCGCGCCGTTAAGAGATATTATCAGAATTAACTTTGATGATGATGTCGTATCACTATTGCCTAAAGGCGCACCACCTTATAAGAAAGACGATATGCCTGATGGTCATAACTATTCTACGTTATACCATAAATATAGACAGTTTAAATATTTCTTTAAGGGTCCAAAAACAAATATGAGCCAAGTCAAAAGAGAATCAATCTTTATTGGTTTATTAGAGACTATTCATCCAAATGATGCAGAATTATTCATTGATGCAAAAGATAAAAATTTAAAGTATAAGGGAATCACTAAAAAATTAGTAATGGATGCATTCCCTAACTTAATTCGTAAATAATACATAAGACAACACGGAGGATCGCCTATAGACCAACCTTTATAATGATAGAAATCAATTAACCAACATGGAGAAACATTATGCATGTACAAATTGAGCGCCTAAAGAAAGATCAAAAAGAGGCAATATACTATCAGAAGAAACTGAAACGCAAAGGGAAAGATGTTCTGGCATATAAAATGCAGAAAAAAATCGAATACCTGAATAAATATATCGAAGATATGGCGACAGTTCAAGGAGGTTAACAGGGTTACGGCCCTGGTCTACAGGGCCAAATACCTATGACAGATAAAAAATTTACAAAAGAAGAAATAGAAAACTCTAAAAGAATTTATAAATCCGCCACGCCCAAATATACCCTAGATTGGTATGTTAAATGGATTGCATCAGTATTCGTTTTGTGCGCAATGTCATTACGAGGTATTGATGGGTTACAGATGTGGGACTTAGGGTTCTCTATCATTGGTATCACACTTTGGTTGTGGGTATCAATAATGTGGAAAGATCGAGCATTAATTGTTCTAAATGCAGCAGGATTACTACTACTATTAAGAAATATATTTACTACATTAAATGGTTGACAAATTAAACTAACTGTGTTATAATATACATTATGAATATTTTTATACTACACGAAGACCCCATCAAAGCGGCACAAGACCAGTGTGATAAGCACGTGGTTAAAATGATTGTCGAATCTGCACAAATGTTATCTACTGTTCATAGAATGTTGGACGGAACACTCGAAACACGACCATCTAAATCCGGCAAGAGAATGGTAAAGTACTGGAAACTAGATGAAGCTCGTAAAGAAGATTTATATTACAAGGCTGTGCATATGTATCATCCATGTACAGTTTGGACTGCAGAATCATCATCCAATTACAGATGGCATTATGAACATTTTGTTGCTCTCTGTAGAGAATATACATATAGGTATGGGAAAATACATTCAACTGAAACTAAGTTAGGTTTGGAGTTGGGTCTATTACCTAAAAATATACCTATGGCAGATTATACACCATTTAAACTTGCCATGGGCTCAAACCCAGAATGTATGTTTAAGGATCCAGTAAAGTCCTATCGTGCATTCTATCAGACAAAACAGAAAAGGTTTAAAATGGAATGGACAAAAAGACAAGTGCCAGGGTGGTTTAATTATGCCACTGTATGATTTTAAAAATATAAAGACTGGAGAAGTAGAAACCAAAATGATGACTATTTCTGCCATGGAAGAATACGTCAAAGATCCTAATATAGTACAAGTATTATCGGCTCCTACATTAGTGAGTGGCATTGGTGGTACACTCTCTAGGGCCGGAGACGGATGGAAAGAAGTGCAAGATAAAATTAAATCGGGACTACCCCCGCGAATAAGGGATAATATTA